ATAAGACTTCAGGTGTTACACAAGTAGCAGAAAAATAACAGGCGACCCTAATTTACCACCTTTAGGACTTAATATGTACAATACAACAGGTGATACATATGATGAAAGAAAAGAACAGTGGCTAGGATTCAAAGATGCATTAGTACAAGCAGAAAAAGATGGCTCAATATCTAAAGAAGAAATTAAATTTAGAGTTATGAAAATGCTGGATGAAAAAGATAGATTGAAAAGAGCTGAACGTATGATTGATCTTAAAAAACGACAGGCAGAACTAAAAGGTGAAACCTTTAATGAAGCTTCTGTATTAAATAAATCTGATGCAAGTAATGCTGATACACAAGCAAAAGTATTAGCTGAATCAGGTATGACTGTAGCATCATTTGATGAGGCATTAAATAATAAATTACAACCAAATGTAAATAAAAGAGATTTGAAAGGTGATGGTGCTGGTAGTCAAGGAAATGTTACAGTTGTAAATAATCAACCATCAAGTATAAACACAAGCACAAATGTTGCTAAGACTAGTGTATCACAATCACCTGTTAATACAAGCTCAGGCGATAGTTATTTTGATAAACAAGCAAATAACATACACGTTTAATAGATACCTAATTCTTTTTCAGTAAAGATTTTAAATTCCAAATCATTATCATTACAGTACACATCAGCGGCTTGCCATTTAGCTACATTTTTGATATACTCTAAACTCTCTCTCATAAATGCTTTTGATTTCTTTATTTTAGGTGTAGGTTTTTTAGTTTGAGCAAATGGTTTTATCTCTATCATAAAACGCTTGCCATTTTTTGTTTTTATGATAAAATCAGGATAGTAACGGTGCCTCTTTCTATCAATAGGATTAATGTAAGGTATCGCCAATTCTTCACTTGCCCAATGGATTATATCATCATTCCTATCACAATATAACATAAATTTCTTTTCCCATCCGGATCTATAGACGATTCTTTTAGGATCGCCAGCATATTTGCTTGGATTGGTTGGTCTGTAAATACCTTTATACGATTGTCTTTTTTTCATTATAAATATTACTATACAAAGGTTATTTATCACATGGCATTAACAAACGTAGCAAATCATTTAAAAGGCATGGCAACAGGTCTTGCAAAAGGAATAAGAGGTGGAGTACCAGGTCTTATGAAATCGGTGTCTGGTAGTCAGGCAAAAGTAGCCGCTCAATTACTAAAGAAATCACCATTTGAAGTACCTGATTCCCCTATGGCTAAAGCAACAGCTAATCCTTTAGAATTCAGTCATGTATCCTATCCTAGAGATTTAGAATCTACAGGTTTAGGACATTGTATAATATTTTATGCTATGTCAAACTCTTATGAAGATGTAGAGGCTGATTTAAAATTTGGTGGTAGAGTTTCTGCTGCTAATATTATGGATGAGGTAGCCTTAACAGGCAATGCAGTTAAAAACATTAAAGGTTTAAATGGAAAATCATTCACGCCTGTTAAAAACAACAATTCAGTATTATCAAAAATAGTTAAAGCAAAAACAGCAACAGCAGCTATAGGATTGTACATGCCTCCTGGAATACAAGTTAAATATACTATGAGTTATGATGTTGAATCAACAGGAGCAATAGGCGCTATAGCGAAAGGTTTTGGCGCAGGTGGTTTAAAAGAAGCCTTAGCTACAGGTGCTGGGGGTGTTGCAATACAAACTGGTAAAAAAATAATAGATGAAGTATTTTCGGCATTAGGAGCAGGTAGACCGGCTCAACTTATAGATAAGTCTTTAGGTATTGCTGTTAATCCACATGAAGAAATGTTTTTTAAGAAACCAGATTTTAGAAGTTTTAGTTATACATTTGATTTTTATCCTAAGAGTGAACAAGAAATGGAAGATGTAAACAAAATTATATTTTTATTCAAGTATCATATGCACCCAAGTGTATCTGGTAATATTCATTTTAACGTACCATCTGAATTTGAAATACATTACGCTTATTTCGGACAAGAGAATGAATACTTAAACAAAATTAGCACTTGTGTGTTAAGAGATATGAATGTTGAATATGGACCTACTGAACAATTTAGCACATTTAGAAACAATCAAAAAGGTGCTCCACCAGTTCACACAAAGGTAACACTAGAGTTCCAAGAAACACAATTCATAACTAAAAAAGAAATTACTGAAGGATATTAATGTATTTTGCTAAGTTTCCAAAAATTATATATGACATACTAGGTGATGGTAACACTAAAATAGTTACTGATCTTCTTAGACGAGTAAAAATTAAAAGCTCTATTAAAGATAGTCTTATTATGTTTGATTCATATGATGTTCAAAGTGGTGAATCTCCTGAAACCATAGCCTACAAATTATATGGCGATTCTAAATATCATTATGTTATTCTATTATTAAACAATATAACAGACCGATATTATGGTTGGCCGTTAAGTGATTACGACTTTGAAGTATATGTAACAAACAAATATGCTGAACCTGGTGCTATACATCATTACGAAGTAACACAATCGAGTGGTAGAACTACATCAAATGGTCCTGAAGATTACTCACACAAAATTGAAGTGAACAGTGATGCAACTGGCGCTGAAGCGGTAACAAATTACGAATACGAAAGAAGACTACAAGATCAGTTAAGACAAATTAAACTATTAAATCCTGATTACTTATCTGCTTTTGACAAAGAATATAATAAACTGATACGTGTTTAAATAATGACAAATCAAATTGATAATCCTAATGTAATACACCAACCCGGTGATTACAACCTAGAAACGGTTAACATCATATCATATAGAAAAAATGATGCAGAAGGAATATTGTATGAGTACAATATAAAACCAATTGTTATAAGTGTAGAATTGACGGAAGATATATTCACTGGTTTTATGTCAGGTAATATAATCATAAAAGACGCACAAGATATCCGATCTGTATTGCCTATCACAGGTTTAGAAAAAATTAGAACTGGCATTTAGTACGCCAGGTATGAAAGGTGTCAGAGCATTACGAGATGAAGGCCACCCATTTCATATTTACAAAATAGAGGGTATGGTATTAGACTCTACTAATCCTAAAGCACAGTTTTATAATCTTTATTTTGTTCAAAAGAGATGGTATATAACTCTTTTAATAGAATAAGTCAAGCGTACGCAGGACCAATTGAGGAGGGCGTAGAGAAGATTTTGAGAGATAATGATGGTATGAATAGTAAGAAACCATTTCTATATGAACCAATAAACAACACCAAAACTCGTTATTCCTAATTTAAAACCACTGAATGCTATTAATCTAATGAGTCAGTCGGCCATATCAGGTTTGTATAACAATGCGGGTTATCTGTTTTACGAAACGCCAACCGGATTTCACTTTAGAAGTGTTGAATCAATGTTAGCTTTAGGTGGTGCGATTGCTCGACCTGCCTCTTTTAAATATAGGTATCAACTTGCAAGTACACAAGAAAGTGATACAGAGAAAGGGTTATCTGCAGTGATTCAATACCATTTTCAACGACCCGCCAACACCTTGTTTAATTTAAATGAAGGCATGATTGCAAGTAAATTGATTGCTCACGATAGTTTTCATAAGACTATACAAGAGTTTGATTTTGATTACCATGAGAGTTTTGGTAAATACTTTCATACAGAGCATGAGAATGGCAACAAAGCAGACCTTAAAGGCACCTTACCACTTTCTAAGTTTGATGGCAACCAGTATTATCTGTCAGAGAAGTCTAATGCTAAATTAATGACCACTACCAATACAACTAATATACACAATGACTATGAACGTGTACCTGTAGACCAGACGATACAAAACAAACTATCACAAAGATTGCAAATGAGAAACGTAAACGTAGATTTACAAGTGTATGGTAATAGTTTAATTACCGCAGGGTCTATTATCTATTTTGAAATGCCACTTATGAAACCGTCAGGTGAGAATGAACTGTTAAAAGAAAATCCTTACTGGTCAGGTCGTTACCTAGTCATGGCTGTTAAACACATCATATCCACAGAAACAAGTAGATACGAGATGTCGCTTAAATGTATGAAGGACGCTGTACAAACAGCCTATGAAGTAGAAACAGAGAACAATAGTGTAAATGAACGAGAGTACGAACAATCTGTATTAAACATATATGAGGTAGATAGTAATTTCTTACAGGAGGATAAACTCAAAGACAATTAGAGGATTTAAGAGTTTTCCGACGCTTCCGAGAGGTTTCCAATAGGCCATCCACCAGCGACCGAGAGAACATTCACAATATAACACAAACCGCCGTGAAAGGCAAGTATATAATACAATGAAACAATTAATAGACACCATTAGAACAACATATAACCACCTCTCTGATAGAATGATAGGTTATCACCAAAGAATGATAGATGAAATACAATACCGAAAGTATATGTGGTTTTACAAAGGAACTGTGATAGATATAAACTATAAGAGGTATATGAGGTGGCCAAGAGCTGAAGTCAGTCTGGCGACTGCCTGTTTTCATATTGGACAAGGGTTTGGTATGGTAAAAGGTGCTGTAAGTGTCCTAAGTAGTAGAATAGGCTCTTTGCGTACGGCCATATTAAATAGGTTAAAGTGGCGTAGAGTGAGTGAATTAAAAGCAAACTTATATCGGAAAAAATAAAATGAGTATAGACAAAAACTTCCTTGGCCGTAACGGATTTATCTGGTTCACTGGCGTTGTCGAAGATAGACAAGACCCTCAATACACTGGCCGTCTTCGAGTTCGTTGTATTGGCTTTCATACAGCTGATAAGGCCAAACTACCCACGGCCGATTTACCTTGGGCCTCTGTAATACTTCCTACTACCTCTGCCGGTATATCTGGCCTTGGATCTTCTCCCTCTTTTATGGTAGAAGGCACATGGGTGATGGGATATTTTCGAGATGGTGAGAATTGTCAAGAGCCGGTGATATTAGGTACATTACCTGGCAGGCCTGCTGAATTGGCGGCCAAGTCTAAAGGATTTTATGATCCTAACGGAGTTTATCCGAAATACAAAGATGAAGTAGATACCAATAGATTAGCGGTCAATCTGAAGGAGGAGAAGGAGGAGACCAATCCACACCTATCCTTAACACTACGTAGGTCTACAAGAGAATTAGGTATAGCAACAGCGGACTTTAATCCTACTACGGCCGCCGATGGATCAATTATTCCTCCCTCTGATGGTGATACATGGGATCAACCGAGTATACCTTACAATACAACCTACCCTTATAATCATGTGTTCGAGTCAGAGTCAGGCCATATCAAAGAGTATGACGACACGAATGGTAGTGAAAGAATACATGAAAGACACCGAACAGGAACTTCCTATGAAATAGGGCCAAATGGCACACGAACAGATATTATCAAAGGTGACCATTACACCGTATTAACCGAGGATAACAAGGTCAGTATAGGTGGAGACTCTGATATTTCTATAGATGGCCGACATAGAATATACATAAACAAATCCAATACACCGAACAATGACTACACCATACAAGTAGGCACAGGTGCCAATGTGAATATACAAGTAGATAGTGGTGATGTAAACATTGTTACAGTACAAGGTAAAATGAATTTAAATAGTGGTGGTGATTTCAATGTTAAAGTAGGTGGCACAATGACCTTTGATGTAGCAGGCGATTTCAACACCAACGTTAACGGCACAAACACAGAGAACACGACAGGCGCCAAGACGATTCGAGGTAGTACGATAGACTTGAATCCATAGAGGTGGCCAATTGGTTATCTCTGAAAAACCTCCATATATGGCTCGCTATTAAAAAGTAAAAGT